GGATGAATGATATGGGTATTCGGGGATAGCTGGGCTGCAGGATACGGTCTAAAAGAAAAGGAAAAAAGATTCTCGGATCATTTTGAGGGTGAAGTCATCAACAAAGGTATTTCTGCATCTTCAATGGGTCATGTAACAGCAGATGTATTAAAACAAAGCCCCGAATTTAAAGAAGGTGATTCACTTGTAGTAATCATTCCCCCCGATACTCGATGGTACAATATTCAACGCGATTATCAAACCTCAAGCATTTTTAACGACTGCCCTGAACAACTTTCGATTCTCGAAATACACAGCTATAGAGAATGGTACGTCTATCATCACTCACTGTTCATCTATACTCTGATCAATCTAGCTAAAGACAAAGGAATGAAACTTGTCTTGGCACATAACTATGGCAACCTAGAGATTGCACCTTTCTTTGACATACCTGATTCAGTATTCTTGGATCGCAAAAAAAGTTTGACACACCTTCTATTGGGCACTGAAGTTTGGGAAGACAATCTAAGGGTAGCTGACAAAAATGCAATGAACAATGTACAGCACGATTACTTCATACCAGGTGACAATCATCCTAATGAATTGGGGCATAAAATCATTGCAGATATGATAATTGCAAAACTGAGATCGTTATAAATAATAACATGAAATCGCTAAGTACATACATCACCGAAGATGCCCAAGGCAAAAATTTACACCTAGAGCACCTAGAAGATGATATCCTAAACTTTGGTATCGTTGGTGCAAGATCGGCTGTAAACTTTTTACGTTCACTGCGCGACATGCTTGCAGGATCTTCCCGATCCTCTGTCAACATGACAGTAAAATGGGATGGCGCACCCGCAATATTTGCTGGTACAGATCCTTCCGACGGCAAATTTTTTGTCGCTAAGAAATCTGTATTCAATAAGACTCCACTGCTATATAAAAGCAACAAGGAGATAGACTCTGATCCTAAGCTACCCGTTTCACTCAAGCCTAAGTTTAAAATAGCATTAGCTGAGTTTAGCAAGCTAGGGATCAAAAACGTATTGCAAGGCGACTTGATGTTTACTTCAAGCGACTTGGAATCTGACACGATAGATGGACAACGATACACGACTTTTCAACCTAATACAATTGTCTATGCAGTCCCAGTAGGGACGCCACTGGACGTAAAAATTAAACAAAGCAAGATAGGTATCGTATGGCACACATCGTATTCGGGAAACTCGCTGCAGGATATGACAGCATCCTTTGGTGCCAACATCAAAGGTCTTAGGAAGTCTTCATCTGTATGGATGGATGATGCGACTTATAAAGATGAGTCAGGTACTGCTACGTTTACTAAGGCGGAGACCACTGCGATTACTGCATTGATTTCTACCATAGGAACTAAACTGCGCGGTGTGAACGCAGCACAATTAAAGAACTTTAATTCACTGCAAGCCAGCATGCAGGGTAAAATGATAGGTGCAAGTTATAAGACGTATCAGAACTCTAAAGTGCGCGGACAACAGCAAGTTACAAATTCTAAATCACACGCAAGTGACTATCTGAAATGGGTAGCTACTAAGTATGATTCTGAGATCGGAAAGCTAAAGCAGCAATCATCTAAAGATGTGCTTACACAGAAAAAAGATGCAATGCTGAACGAATTGAAGCGGCTACAGCCGTTACTTGTTGCAGTGACTGAATTTCAAATAGCGGTTGTTGCAGCAAAGGAAATGATCACAAATAAATTGAATCAGGTAAAACAACTTGCAGGTACGTTTATCAGAACTGCAAATGGGTTCAAGGTAACTGCTCCTGAAGGGTATGTCGCTATCGATAGAATCTCAGGTTCAGCCGTCAAACTTGTTGATCGTATGGAATTTAGTTTTAACAACTTTACTGCAATTAAGGCATGGGATAGATGAAGCAGATAGTATTCGCATTCGGGCGACTGAACCCGCCCACGACAGGACACAGCAAACTTGTTGATAAGGTTGTGAGTGAGGCACAGAAACGCCGCGCTGACCATAGAGTCATAGTAAGTCACTCACAAGACAAGCACAAGAATCCTCTCACTGCACAACAGAAGATCGACTACTTAAAGTCAATACATACAAACGTAAAATTCGAGGCGTCCTCTAAGGCGCAACCTCATTTTATGGCACACTTGAAGAAGATGGATCAGGAAGGCTACACCCATGTTGTAATGATCGCTGGCTCTGACAGAGTGTTAGAGTTCCAGAGACTCATAGATAGGTACAACGGCAAAGACTTCAACTTCAAAGAGGTTAAAGTAGTTTCAGCAGGAGAAAGAGATCCTGATGCTGAGGGTGTGGCGGGAATCAGTGGGACTAAGATGCGTCAATACGCATCAGAAAACGATTATACAAATTTTAAGAAGGGCCTTAATCCCAGAGCGCGTGACGCAGCGGCAAAGAAAATGTTCAACGCTGTACGGCAGGGAATGCAATTAAAAGAAGGCGACTCTAGATATCAGTCATTCAGCAAATTTTTACAGGAGCACCTATGAACCGTGACGCAGTATTTGAACAACTAAAAATTGACGAAGGTGTAGAATATGTCATCTATAACGACCACCTCGGCTATCCAACCTTTGGAGTCGGTCATCTTATCACAGAAAGTGACGAGGAATTCGGAAGGCCAGTTGGAACTCCAATTGACGAAGAAAGAGTTAGGGCGTGTTTTCAACGAGACCTTGACACTGCCATCTCCGAGTGTGAACATCTATACGGAGAAGGGAGCTTTGGAGAGTATCCAGATGAGGTCCAACAGATCCTGGTTAACATGATGTTTAACATGGGTCGTCCAAGACTCAGCCAATTCAAGAAAATGAATGCCGCTATTGCTGAGGGCGACTGGGCTACTGCTGCTGTAGAAGGTAGAGATAGCAACTGGCACAAGCAAGTAACTAATCGTGCTGAACGTTTAATGAGCAGACTCGAAAATGTATAAATAGCTGTATGCAAAAATTTAAAGACACAGTACAGTTGGCAGAAGGTATAAATGATCCTGGCATCTTCAAGGCAGTCTTTCTAGCTGGCGGACCAGGTTCTGGTAAATCATTTATCGTAGGGCAGACGGCTCTGACTTCATTCGGGTTGAAATTAGTAAACTCTGATGATACGTTTGAGCATCTGTTGAAGAAAGCGGGACTAGAAGCAACCCCCAAGGATATATTCTCTGATAAGGGACAAGCAATCCGAGGAAAAGCAAAAGCGATTACTGGTAACAAGCAAGTAGGCTACATGAATGGACGATTAGGTCTAGTCATTGATGGTACTGGTAAAGACTTTGGCAAGATTCAAAAGCAAGCGACTGCGCTAAAGAAACTAGGGTATGAAGTTGCGATGATTTTTGTCAATACTGACCTAGACACTGCACAATCACGCAATAAGAAAAGAGAAAGAACTCTTCCTGAAAAGCAAGTTGAAAGTATGTGGAAAGATGTTCAAAAGAACATCGGTAAGTTTCAAAATATGTTTGACAATAATTTTCACGTTGTTGATAACTCAAACGCAGGAAATATCCAAGGTGCTACTCTTTCAGTATATCGAAAGATAGGTCAGTTTATTCGCACCCCTCCTAGTAAGCCAGCAGCGAAGAGATGGATTCAATCCCAAAAGAAGCAGCGCGGCTTGAAAGAAGGTGAAGAACATTCCTGGAAATCTGTAGGTCACTACACTAAAGACGGCAAAGAATGGACAGGACTGCAACACGCACACAAAGGTCAAGTAATGACTGGCGAAAAGCACACTGACTCAAGCGAAAAACTTTTTCACTTCAAAGAACTTCCTACTTCTATACAAAGACGTTTAACCGCAAAGATGAAACTCAAAGAAGATTTAAGAAAGTGGTTCGGAAAAGGTAAGAAAGGTGACTGGGTAAGAGTTGGCACCGACGGAGAAATTAAAGGTGATTGTGCAAGAGAGCCTGGAGAAGGTAAGCCTAAGTGCATGCCTAGATCAAAAGCACACAGCATGGACAAAGATGACCGAGCAACCTCTGCTAGACGAAAGCGCAGGAAAGATCCTGTTGCAGATCGTAAAGGCAAAGGTGGCAAGCCTATCATGGTCAAGACAGATGTTGAAGAAGCATGCTGGAAAGGGGACCGAATCGTTCCTAACTGTGTCAAAGAAGACGGCACAATCATGTACGAAAAAGTAAAAGACATGTCTATGGGTGACGTTATCAAGGACTTTAGACAGTCTGACGCACCGCAATTCAAAGGCAAGTCCAAACAGAAAAGAACACAAATGGCTATTGCAGCAAAATTGCAAAGCCAAAAAGAAGGATATACTCTACCAAAACTGAAGCCTGCAAAGTCACTTGAACAGAGACGGTTGAGTAAAAAGAGAGAAAAGAAAAAGGGCTTCGCTGCTAAGATTAATCCTGTAACGAAAGAAATCGGAACTAAGTCTGATATTTCAGAAGCACCTAGATGGATGCTTGATCCTCTCGCTAGGACAGTGTACAAGATGCAGTACAAGCAAGCAGCAAAGATGCTAAAGAAGATGATGGATGCTGAGAAGAAAAAGAAAGGCAATGTTCTCAGGCACAGCCCAGAATACTACGCACTGCAAGTAACCAAAGATATGCTTACAACTAAGGTTGATGCACGAACACTTGCTAAGATGGTTGCAGAAGAATATAAGTACGAATGGGGCACACCAGAAGCTACTGCATACTATAAAAAGATGACACCCGGTGAGAAGAAGAAGACCGAAGACATCAAGCCAATTAAGACTCCGATTTCAGTCAAAGAAGAACAAGATTTCATGTCCTATATGGATGAAATAGAAACGACTGGATTAAAGCAAGAAGACATCGATGATTTGTATGATGAAATAGACAACATGGATTATGACGATCTTGTTGATCTGGGCGTGTACGATGAAGAGGACGACTACACAGAAGTTGATGTGCATGATGACATTAATGTTACCGAAGAACTTTCTATTCAAGGCAGAATGAAGCGCAGATTTAACGCTAGAAGAAACAAGCAAAAACTATCTGTTGCTCGACGCCGACGCGGAGGCATGGCATCTGACCCAGCTCGTATCAAAAGAAAGGCATCTCGCGGTGCTAGAAACATGATGAAGAAGCGACTTGCAAGAGGTAGAGATACATCTACAATGCCTCCCGCTGAGAAGGCGAGACTTGAAAAAATGTTAGTAAGATTCGCACCAATTGTTACTAAATTGGCACAGCGAATGATTCCTACTGTTCGCAAAGCAGAAATTGGCCGTTTAAAAAGTAAAGGCAATAAAAAGTCTCAAAAAGCTAAGAAATTTAAGATAACGAAAGGCGGTACTGCGAGTAAGTACAAAGCTAAGAAGTTTAAGGTCAAGAAAAGATGATTTCATTTATCGAATACATAGTAGAAGAAGGCATTAAGTCTGGTCACAAGCGACCTACTGAAGATGGCGCTGGTCTGACACAGAAAGGCGTAGATGCTGAGAACCGAAGAACAGGGGGCAATCTACAGACTGCTGTTACTACACCCCCCAGCAAACTGAAGAAAGGCAGCAAGGCTGCTGGTAGGCGTAAATCATTTTGCGCTAGATCTAGAGGATGGACAGGTGAGCGGGGCAAGGCTGCCCGCAGACGTTGGAATTGTTAACAGACGGAAGAAAAAGTGATTGAAATAATTGATGATGTATTAGTTGACCACCAAGTAATTTTAGAAGAATATGAAGCACTAACAACAGACCTTTTCGGGAACGAAGAATGGCCTTCTCTGTTGACTGTTAATGGCAGTGGGATAAATCTCAGGGGTGCGGACATGTTTGATAACCTTGATTTGCGTACTGTAACAAATATCGATGAAGTATATGAACGTTACAGTTTTTGGCATGAGAAAGCTCCTGCGTATACCAAAGCAACTGTTGATGTACTCTCTGATGCTGTCAATCTTAGACTGACTAGAGTTAGATATCTGCGTTTAGGACCCGGTATGGGGCTTCCTCTTCACGCAGATCCTAATCCTAGATTCCATTATCCTATCAAAACAAGTCCAAAGGCGTTCTTTGCATGCGTAGATTCGACAGAAACTATTGAAAATATGCAGTATGAACATCTCCCCATAAATAAGCATTTCTATAAGTTAGACACTACACGCCCACATTTCGTCTATAATGCTGGATGGGAGCCAAGAATCCATTTAGTGATTTCTTAATTCTTATAAATATAATTAAACAAATACTTGGAGAAACACATGTCGGATATTCCTGCTATCAAGCGCGTATTGCTTGGAGAAAAGACAGACCGAATGAGAAAGCTAGACATGCTAGTGCGTCAAGGTATGATGTCACCTGCACAACTTCCAATGCTGCATCGCGGTTTAGATAAATTACAAGCAGGGCAAACACTCGCACCAACTGAGCGTGCCGCTGTTGCTAAAGTAATGGACTCGCTGATGTACATTGTAACAGGCGATGACACTGTATTTCAGAAAGCGAAAATGCACACACAAAAAACACGCTATCAGACAGAAGAAGCTGAACTCACCGAAGAAGAATTTGAACTTGATATGTTCAGCGAGTCATATAAGACTGGACATAAGTCATACACTGATGCTGTCAATCACGCATTTGACCATCACGCTAAAAGCGGTCTAACATCTTCGCAAGATGACAAAGCACAGCACATTGGATTGGATTCCAAGCGTCCTGGTTCAGGTAAGACAACCCGAGTAAACATTCCTGCTACACACAAAAGCGGTAAGAAGCATATGATTCATATGCAAGTTTACAACAAAGGCGGTTCACATCCTTACGAATTGAACACATATTCTAGCACAACAAGAAAGTTGCAAAAAGAAGAATTGGAAACAATCGAAGAAAAGAACACACCAACTGATTCTAAACTTTGGGCATCTAAAATTTCTGCTGCTAAGTCTAAGTTTGACGTTTACCCCTCTGCCTACGCTAACGGCTGGGCTGCTAAAGAATATAAGAAAGCAGGTGGTGGTTGGAAATCAGAGAGCGTAGAATACACAACAGAGGAACCAGTAATGGAAATGAGTTACAAAGAGAAGTTCGCTGCCATGCTGAAGAAGTCTGGCAAATCACTTGATCAAATGGATGACGATGAGAAGAAGAAATTCTTCACTACAGTCGATGCTGCACATAAAGCAAAGAACGAAGACACCGAGATTGACGAAGCTATCAAGTTGAAAGGATTTGGTAAAGACGCTGGTCCAAGCAACATGAGCAATCCAGCAGCCCGCGCATCTTTAATGAAGTCTACGCCCGCTGTCAAGAAAAAAGTCAGCGACATGACTCCTGCTGAGAAAATGGCTAATGCTAAAAGACGTAAAGAATACAACGAATACCAAAAGTCCAAACGCAACGCTGCTCCTCATAATACTAGCGCGACACAAGGTAAAATGATGTCGCCTAAAGGAACTATGCAAGAAAGCGACTTGGATGAGAACGAGATTATTGAGCCTGAAGTAGTTGAGACCCAGACTCCTGAAGTAGAGTCTGTAGTGGATCAGAACATGCGGGCGTATGTACAACAAATTACACAACATGCTAAAGACACAAACTTTTAAAGGAGAATCATATGTCAGGTTGGGGAAAAGCAGACAACAAAACTGCATCGGGCACTATCGCCCTTGGCACTGATGGAGCTGTAACAGGCACATCAACTGCCTTTACTACGGAAGCCGCAGTAGGTGATATCCTCACTGCCAACTCCATTGATTTTAGAATCACAGCTATTGCTGATGATACGAATGCAACAGTTGTTGACGCTGATACAGCTGGTGCAGCTATTGTTGCTCAATCAGCTGGTGCTTCTTACACATTGAGCGAAAAGCCGACAATGATGAGCTTTAACTCTGTTGGTGGATATTCATCCGAAACAGTTTTTGGTGTTGACGAAAACGAAATGGCAGCCAACAACGATGTTGAGGGTGCCGCACACGCTGGTTGGGTGCATGTTCGCACTAACGGCTCTCGGAAAATTGTTGAAACACTTGTTGCTATGTCTAAGAACGGCATCACGGGTGATGCTGAAGATGTAGTCTTTGAAGACTTCCGCATTGCTATTACTACGCAACCTGCAAGTCGATCTGATGCAACAGGCACGGCAGTAACATTCGCAGTGGTATCTACTATCACTGGCACAGGCGCCACACAGACATTCCAATGGGAACGTTCTCTGGACAGTGGTTCTAACTGGGTTACGGTTGACGGTACAATTGATGGCGCAGTATACAGCGACTTCACTACTGCTACACTAGCTGTTTCTGATAACACTGGTCTTGATACATATCAGTACCGCGTGATTATTTCTGCTACAGGTGC